GCTCGTCAGTGAGATAAAGACCAAGGAAACCGACCAGGTTACTGCGATGTATAGCCGGAAGGCCGATACAAAGTCGGCCTATGAATCGCGGGTTGATGAGTTGTTTGCTGGAGACGAGGCTGAGCACATAGGCGCTTTGGTGCTCGACAAGTCCGATGTTCTTGAACTTCTTTGGTACGTTCCGGCCCTAAAATACGTTGCATGAATTTTACATTTATTGTGTTATGCGGCTTTACAATAGCCTTCACAACGCCCGTATTATCAGTATTTACTATACTACCCAGGAATTCAACTGCTTCTTGTTTGTTTCTGGCAACAGCCTTCAAATTGATGTTTTGCATTCGGGAAACGGTCGTATTTATACCAGCGATTTCTTCTGGCGTATAATGTTGGGATAACAATTCTTTATTAGTAAGCAACTTCTTTTTTGTCGCATCAAATCTTATCGTACCGTTACTGTCATAAACCAAAGAATCCGAAAGAACTTTTGTGCGTGCGTAAGATTGTTCAATTTTTGTCGCATCATCTATCAATCCGTCAAGCAATGCCTTTTTCTGTGGAGACAGCACACTATTAACTGTTTCCCCATATTTATTGATGTTCATTTTAGTCTTTGGGAGATTGATTATGCCGTCCTTATCAAAGGCAATTATGTTTCTGATAAGTGCGTTCTCAAACGGCTGGAAATCTTTCTCGCCTAATATTTCTTTTAATCGTATTACGTTTTTGACTTCTCCGGGATTTATGGTTTTGACAACATCTTCAGGAGCCAACCTCATTATTTTAAGAGTATCTCTGTCGAATAATTGTTCAGTTTCTCGCCATAGTCTTTTACCCTCAACAAAGTTTTCGTAAGCACTCCCAGTACCCTTCGTGACTGCCCCCAGTTCCGGCAGGGGGGAGGAGGATATCCGTTTAATTTGTTCTGGCGAAAATGGAATTATTTCTCTCGCATGTTCTATTTTACCAGACGGGCCGAGAGAAACAATACCATCATATCCCTGCTCTCTCAGTTCATTCATCTTTGCTTCAGTCAGCGGATAAAGGCGGTTTGTGCCGGTTCGTCCTTCCACAATCAACGGATTGCGGATATCTGTGGTCATTTTCTCGACCCGCGCAGCGAGAGAAGGCGTCCCCACCCCTTTGGCATACTTCCATGCGTTTTCTTCGACAGGGGTAAGAAATATCGCAGGTTCCCGCCATCCGGGTTTGAATACATCAAATTCCGGTTTGTCGGTTCCGTGATAAACCACAAGAGGTTCGCCAGACTCGTTAACTATCTTTGTTCCTCCCGACATTGTCCTGGGGGGGATATCTTTCGCAAAGTTACCCATATCCTCTTTTAGTCCCCTGGCCAGTTCAGTATATACTCTCCCCTCTCTTGTCAAAGAACCACGCGAACCAGCATAAGCGCTGCCTTGCAGTTCGTTGGCTTTCCGTGAATTTTCCAAGAGTTTTGATACATCAAGGTCTAATCCGCTCCAAGTTTTTTTCTCAGCCGTTCCGTATTCAGACAATAAAGCATCAATAACGTCCTTATTCTTACTGGCCATAGCAGGATTACTTGTCCATAAATCTACTTGCGCTTTTATTTCGGGAGGCAATTCTTTTGATGAATATGCGCGTACCGATTTCAATATACCTGGATTAGGAAACGAGCTTTTCATTTCTTCCGAAAGCAGTTTATCGGCAATCCCTTGTGTTATAGGAGTATCTAATTCATGCTTCCCAAGCTCTTTATTAGCATTTTTCAGTAACTCACCAGCTTCGGCATATCTATTGGTTTTGACCTGCGCCATAACATCTTGCGTAGCCTTACCTATTTCAGAAGGTTTCAAGTTGGTGCCCGAAGTATCAAAAAAATCCTGTGTGGCTTGCGCCAATGAATTGACTCTGACCGATCTTGATGTTTGGGCATTGACATCGGTTAATATCGAATTAGTAAGCGAATCCAGTTGTTCTTTTGTGATGTTGGCACGTTTTCCAAGAGTATTTTTTAATATCGTTTCTGCTTCTTGTTTTACCCTGTAGCCTACTTTTTCAATTACATCGTCCGCCGCACCATTGCCAATCAACTTCTCTCGCAACTGGACTAACTTATCAAGATTTCCAATCCTTGCCTTATGTATAAGCGAAGCTGAACCGGGAATGTAACCAAGCAACCCTTCTGCCATAGCCATCACTTTTGAACCGCCTCCATGAATTTCGGCAGCAGTAGGCGTATATCCTGTTTCCTCGACAGCCTTTAGATATGCGGCTGTTTCTTTCGTAAGTTTATCTGTCACTACCGTAGTGAACTTTTTAGCGTAAGGGGCAATTACCTTGCCGACGCCACGCATTACAGCAGGAGGCAACCCTTCAAATATAGTCCCCATAGTTAAATCGCCAGCCAAACCCTTGCCAGTTAGTCTTTCACCTTCTGCTAATCTTTCGGCTGATTTGACTAACGCATATCCCCCGGCAACGCCTGCGGCAGTTCCTACGCCAGGCCCACCAGCCGCCGTCCCAACAATTCCCCCCGCCGCCATACCGGCCATTTCTGTGCTCGCCCCCAATACTGCCTTTGCAGCGCCTAATAATCCATAGATATTAGGATATTTGCCAGCCCATTCAGGAGCGTCTAATTCTCGGTTTGTTTGAGGAACGGATAACGGATCAACTATCTTTCCTGAACCACTTTCAAACGGATCAACTATCTTTCCTGAACCCATTATAAATACCCCTTCTTTTTGGCATAGGCTCTTAGGTCTGCGTCGGAAACCCCTGGGTTGGCTTTGCGTAATTTTTTCATGACATCCATAGGAGTATTGGAATTGGCATCAACAAGGAAATTGGGGTCTAATCCTCCCGCCATTCCATACCCGCGATATTCGTTCATTCTTTGTTGCCGGATGTCGTCATATCCCTTCTGCATAAGGTTAGCCATATCCATTAAACTCTTGCGTTCTTCTGCTGTTAATCCAGCCCCGCCTTTCATGACCTTTTCAACCTTTCCCTTGATTTGATTCATCAAAGGTATGTTTTCAGCGGTTCTTGCATACTCACTTTCACGCACAACAGATTGCGGGTCGGTAAGTTTATTGAATAAAGTGATAAGTGCCTGATCGACAGCCACAAAGTTCTTCGTTTTTTGTGATAATTCATACGCCGACCGCATGGACCTTATTTTAGGAACCGTCTGGTTGTATTCTTTTACTTCTGGCAAGGCGTTAAATTCTTTCCTCAATGTCACTGCGAATTGCCGATTAGCACGGAGTTCTGAAGAATTTCCCCTAACAGTTGCAATATCCTTTTCCCGTTTATCCATCGCATCCAAGATGGCGGTGGCGTCTTTGTCTTCTTTTAATGATCGGGCGGTAAGTTGCTCCCTGGTTTGATTTGCACCCTCTGACTTCCATGCAGAACCAGGAACAAGGCCTTGCTGATTTATCAACATTTGAGAATTGGGATCGCGTTCATTTATTAAGACGGTTTTCCCATCTTTGGTCATATAGGGCGTAATGTCGGATGCGGGCGCTTTTTCCGCCGTAATTCTTCCCGTCTGCGCTTTATAGACTTCAAGTTGATCCTTTAAGGAAGTCAGCGTTTTACTTTTGAGTTTCCCAAAATCTTCATCGGACATGGCATTGATTTCTATGGGGGCAGGAAGTTGAAAAGGAGGCGGTATGCCGAAGTCATTTGCCGTTTTCATCATGGTGTCATAGAACTGGCTGTAATTCTGCTTTTCCACCCGCTGACCGAAATCATAAAATTGATCTACCCACGCTTTTGAAAGCACAGTCGGGCCAAGTTTTCGGAGATTTTCAAAGTTGAAGGCTCCTGTGTCAATAGCTTGATTTCCGAGTTTTAAGTCCAGTTCACGTTTCTGACGGAAAGATTTCATTTGTTCATCGTTCATCTGTCCTTCTTGCATGAGATTTCTCAAAGCATACCCTTTAGTTACTTTACCTAAAAGGTCTATCCCGTAATTTGTATTTAGTTCAGGCATCTCTTTATCCCTCATCATGTTATATAAGTCTGTGGCAACGGAGTTTTCCCAAATAAGGAACCACCCATTATCTTATTTGCAATCACTGCATCCATTAATGTGTTGGAAATTCCTTGCACGCCGCCCGTTATGGCGTTCGCTCGATTGATTATCCCTCCTGCCGCCGCTGACCCACCGGCAAGAATATTTTGAGCCATTCCCTGACCTGTTTGAACCCCCGCATTCGCTGTTGTCGAGGCCGAAGTCTGCCCCGCTCCTGCGAGACTTTGTAAGGGCTGCATCTTTGTCAACCAGCGGTTTAACCAGTTGTCATAAGACATTGACGCATATCCCTGTGCTCTGTCTGAAAGTTCCCTCAAGATATTGCCGCTTCTGAGTCTCCCAGTAGCCGAAGCATTTTTCAAAAGTGGTTTTTCAACGAACTCTTTATATCCGAACTTATAACCGGGTTGTTCTTCGGGGATGAATTCTCCGGGGCCACCAAGCGCTGTCTCTTCAAGAGCGCTTAAAGCCCTTCCACCAACTTCTCGCCACGGCGCCATATCTTCCCGACTTTTGTAGTACATTTCAAGTTGGGCGTTTGTAGCCTCGCCTGCAGACTTGGCACCAATATCAGCCGCTTCCCCTGCCGCTTCATAACCTGCGATAGAACTACCAGCCATTGACCCAACTAAAGCGCCTCCTAAATAACCTCCCGCGCCAGGAACGAGCGTATTGCCAATAACCGCGCCTGCTATTGGTAAAGCCACATTAGCCACTGTACCGAGACATCCCATCATCAACCCCCTAACCTACTGATGTAAGTCGTTTCAAATTTCTTCATTCCTATAGATTCATATAAATCGCATACCGAATCATGAAGATCACTTGCCAACATTGAAGCCGTCGCCATGAAATGAGAGCAACCTTTTTCTTTTGCCCATGCCATAGCGTGTTTTAAGAACCTCACGCTGCCTATTCCACGGCAAACTTTACTCACATACCATAAATGTTCATTTGCCATGATGCCCATTCCTATAGGATTATTTAATAACTGGACTCCAATCAATCCCACAGGTTTTTCATCTTTAATCATTACAAACACAGTTTGATCGCCTGCCTTGAGATGTCTTTCTGTATGGCAGGGATTACAGTCAATTCCAAATACATCATCATTGCTTTCTTCCACCCATTCTTCTAAAAGTAGCGTCAAGTCGTCATCGTGCTTTAATTTTCGTATTTGTATCATAATGCGACCGCTGTTAATACACCGGCATCGCTTACAGCGACTTCGAACCGTGTTTTATTAGGAGAGACTAATATAATCGGCGCCTCGTCGCCAGCCTCCCGCAAAGAATTTTCCGTAATAAACCGTTCCGACACCCATTGATGAACGTCTGTAGTTGTGCTAACGGAAAGGTCATTTATCAGTTGCGCTCCCGTCCGATACTTTAGATTGCCGGTTGCATCCAACACCGCAAACATTGTCGGCGTCGTTGCCTGGTTTAACGGCGTTATCAACTGAATGCCGGCAGTTCCGTAAAATATCAACTTCCCGTTTTCATCGAAGAAAACATAGTCATCTTCTGTCAATAACCCTATTCTGAAAGAACCATATCTTGCACCTTCTTCTAACCCCGCTTCCGACATTTCAGATTCAGTCATATACTTTTCTGCCGGTATTCGTGTTACTGCCGTATCAACATAACCTTCCGTCGCCAGATCGCCGATATGGACACCGCTATCATCCAAGTCGCCACCCGCTTTGGCAACAAAGACATTCCCTACTGTCATGCCCGCGACTTTATTAGCGGCGGCATTCATCGCCGTCGTCAATGCTTCAAACCAACCACGCCAAGGTTGGTCTAATTTAACACCCCTTAACGGTTCGACCATTTATTCTTCTTCTTCCTTCTTAGGTTGCCTAATCTTCCCATCATCCGCGTTCAAATATGCGTTGATAATGTTTCTTTTTACCGGATCACTGACGGATACTTCATATATACGGTTCCTACTTTGACCTAAACGATTCCATTTTACCCGTTGGCTATATTCTCCTGTTTTCCCCATTGATGCCCACCGTTCATTGCCCCATGTATGGCCGCCATCATCAGAATACCGGAGCATCGCCTGGGGGTCTGATCCTTGTCCCACCGCAATACCAACACCGGTTTCGAATTCAATTTCAAGTTCATGATGGAATACTCGCTCCCTGTTTTGATGTACCGCTTGAGCACGACGGACTGCACGCATATAATCGCCATTCTCGGTATAGGTGTCATAATCAACCTCATAGAGTTTCCCGTTTTCGTAATCCCCTACAATCCACTTACCATTGAAGAAAGCGCTGCAATTCCCCCTATGCCGGGCATCTGCCGCACCGGATGCCCTTGTATTCCAAAACCCTGTTGTCATATTTAATTCAAGTGTCTTATTATCGCTGGGGAACGTAATCACATAAAAGGTATGGCCTTCTCCTTGATACCCGTATGCACGAGCGTCGCTTTTTGCAGTCATTTTCTTTATTTGGTAATCAATCTGATAGGTGCTTTTAGGAATTACCTGATATGATCCATGAGGCGCGAGAACTATCCGGTAAAAATTATCAAGCCAAACAATGCCTTCATGAGTTACAACCACACTCCCAACAGCCCCGCATCCCGTCTCAAAGAACACATTTGAATATTGAGCGAATGGATCGCCCGAATTGTACCAGACCTCGCTTGTTTTCTTCCCTAAAAGCCAAAAATCCTGCCCCATAGAGGCGATAGCAACAAGAAAGTCCGGCTGTCCTTCTGCGCTATAAAAATCAAGCGCGCTCCATGACGTGCCGGCATTAAGGCCGCTATAATTGAAACTGTCTGAATTTTGGACAGAAACGATAAAATATCCGTCTTGATGGATTAAACCGGAGGCATTCGGGAATCCCGCAGCGGCTATCAATGTTACTGTATTAGTTGAATCAAGAATATAACCATCCGGTTCCCCCACGATCCCGATTTCATCGTTGGCATTCTTAGCCATCCATGCCAACCCGGTTGAAGTGCTAATTGTTCCCGTCATTTGCAACGAGGAGGCTGCCGTATCAAACCGATAAACTCTGTTCCCGATGATCGCATAAAGATAATTTTCATCGGCAAACAACGCCCGCACTTCGGCATTATAAGAGGGGTCTCCCCATGTTTTCAGCCCTGGGCTGCCCATCAATGCAATGATATTTTTTCCGCCCTCAGCATCCACAACCGGATAAAGATTTTGACATTTCTGGGCGTTGAGATTAAGACTCCTCGCTTCGTAAGCTCCGCCTATGAACTTAAATTCTATCATCGCCCTACCGTAATAAAGATCGAATTGTTTTCCCGATCATGTCCTTTCAGCGTTTCTTTCATAATTTCCGCTCTCATTATAAAATCACCAGAAAGTTGCTTCCCGTACTTCGGCGCTATCCTCGACGCAAGGTTCCACGCCAGTGTTTCTAACCATTCAGGCGGAAAGTCGAAATCATCCGTAGATGCTATTATATCTTCAAGGGGATACCGAACGGTCATCGGAATATATTCTTGGACATCACCGCAAGAAGGCCATATTTTCACAATGCCGTTTGTTCTCTGAGTGTCATAATAGATAGAGTTTATAGTGCCAGTTGTCGTCTTGTCTGAGAACTTTTCATATTTGTCACGTGACACTATGATTAAAGGCACATCCAACCCGTCTGCCCTTCGTCTCCTTGCTTCAATAATTTCATCTGGCCTGGGGATTTCTTTGTCATAAACATATACGTGATTATCTACTGCCGCCGCCCCGGTGAGTGCGGTGACAAGACTCGTAGTCGTTGACAATGCCGCCGCCATGTATGTCCAGTGGACAGTGCCGCCGTCAAGTTCTACACCGACAGGATCGCCGACACAACCAACCTCGATATTCCCCGTTCCCGCTCCGCTGATAGACACCGCCGTAATGGTAAAATAAGCGCTTGAACTATAAACCGTGGTCGCATTAGGCCCAGTAATTGTCTCTGTGACAGTCGCACCCGCCCCATTTGTCCCTGTCAAAGTAAACGTCACACCTGAATCATTGCCGTCGGAATATATCAACACTTTTCGTTGAGAAGGCAGATAAGCCACTGAATCAGTTACAAGAGCGCCATTCAACGTCATGGAGCCTGATGCTGCTGGCGTAGAAACCGTACAGATGCCATTCCGGTCAAAGTTATCCGACATACCAGAAGTCGAATCTATTGTAATTGAAGTCGCTGCCGATGCTGCTGCCGCCGCAAGTTCAGTTTTAACCCCGTTTTGACTGCAATGATCTCCTGAAAGGCCAAGGTTATAAGAATAGGTACTTTTTTGAGGAAACAGAAAAACTTCTTTATTTGCCCATAACCCTATATCATCCGCCCGCCATGCCTGAATCATCATCCGCAAGCTACGGGCACAGGATGTTATATCCCCCGCATCAAGTGTTTTACCGGGATCATAGACTGTCAATAATTCCAAGGCTTCTTGAATAATATCGTCCCGGTTGAATTTCGCGTCATACTTTCCCGAAGTTGCCATATTAAACCCCTATTCTTTTACCCCAATTCTGGATACTTGCGGGAGTCGCGGCGTTTAGACTTGCTTTCTGCAATGCTCCAAAATCTATGTTGTCCTGAGCGGCTACATTGATATTAAGTTTAGCAGTTCCACCAGTATACCCAGTGCCGTCAAACATCAATTCACAATTATCCGCCGCGGTCGTGTCTGTGGATATTGCTATAACGTCTGCCGAAAAGTTCCCTGTGCCATATTTCGCGTTGTAGTATTGCGCAGAGACCACTTCAATCTCATGAAAAACCGGGCAATGATTTGCCGCATCCTCAATGGTTAATTTCATCCTTCCCAATCTGTTCACGTTCGCTGCCGTAATCAGGAGAGAATAATACCCGGCATTGTCGTTGGTGATGTGGGCAAGAGTGTTCGTGCCGTCATTACCAGCTACGTTATCAAGGATCAGCGTTGGCGCACTGTTGTCATCAGTTTCGGCAATCAGCGTGATGAGGCTATTGGCCACAGTCAACGCGATCTCTGGTGTGACTCCATCCGTCTTGTCGTAGAATGGCCCGACGCAAAGCGATATAGCCGTGTTTGTTTTAATTTCTTGTGCCATTATATCCTCTTGTATCTTTGATTAAGCATTGCTACCGGGATGGAGAGCCCTCCTACTGCTGCGACTCCACATCGGATAGCATACCGCTCTCCTCGATCTGTTCCGGCGGGGTAAACAGCATCTGGAAACGCCGCATATCCCGCTGATACAAAAACCGTGTCACCTGAACTTCCCGTATCGTAAAAAATAGCTGAACTTGTTTGCGAGGCAAATGCTAATCTATATGTCACACCACCAGTAAGAGTGGTCCCGACAACCCATGTCAAATCACCAGCTGCCCATGTCAACCAAGCCGCGCTTAGTGGCGTATTTTTGGGGTTCGTACCGTAGACAACTAAATTATTCCCCGTGTCATATATCGCTATTTTCATAGCTCCTGCCGGATCTCTGTAGCAATATACTGACAAATCTTCTATAGTGCGCGCACCGCTGCCCGGACATGCCATGTCGGTAATATAGCCCCGATACTGAAATGAATAGCCAGCCAAATCCCAATTTGACCCGGCTTTATTTGATCCATCAGCATTACAATAACCAAAAAAGTCGCTCATTAAATTACCTTTTCCGTTCCCGTTACTTGTGTCGCTAAGGAAAAAGTTATCATCTTTCCATCCGCGTCAATAACACGAGACGAGATAACCTCTGACACAGTAAAAGCTGAAAGCACTTGCCCTACAAGGGGAATCATATTGCTGGGTTGATTCATTTAATTTTAATTCTGCCTTCTTTTGTCTTAATTATTTTAGATATTTCCATCCCTGCCTCGCTTTATAAGGAATAACTTTACGTAGCCCATATCCTTACATTACCGCCGCCCGCTGACCCTTTGACATAGACACTGCTCCGCGTTCTTGTTGTCAGTTCTACGGTTTCGTTGGGTTTAACATCTGCAATCAATGTTGAGCCATTCCAAGACAGCGAAATTGTGTCTGTAGCGGAATCATTTGTTACCGTCACCGAATTGGCATTATTCCCAAACGTGCGTTCCACATAAAGATTCGTCGTTGTGTACTCTTCATAAAATAATATTCCTGACCCCGTTTTCCGGGTCAGTATTGCCCCTTGATCAAAGCCGGACATAATTAGACCTCCTTACCGCAATCTTGACACACATAATGCGGTTTAATTACATCAACAATTACTTCCCTATATTTAGGAATGTCAATAATTTTCTCTTTCTCTTTAAGAACAGGGACTTCAACAATATAAGGCACTTCAACTTTTTTCTTCACAGGGACAATTTCTACTTCTGCCGCAGTGACTTCCACTGTGACATACTTGGGAACCTCGACAACCTTCTCGACATACTTAGGAACTTCAACAATCTTTTCGACTTCTTTGATAATTACCTTCTCCACCTCAATAACCTTCTCGACGAATCGAGGCACTTCCACGATCTTTTCGACTTCGATTATTTTGTCAACTTGGCGAGGAATTTCAACAACAACCTCCTTATAAACAGGTCGGTCAAAGGTAACATCAACATACCGTGGTTTTTCGATCTCGACAATTTTGTCAATAAATTTTGGTCGCGCAACTTCAATATCCTTAAATATCGGTCTTTCAACAATACGTTGGATTACTCGTTCTTCCACGTTTATTTTGACATCGTTGCTCACATCGAATCCATCCATTTCACGCCTCCTCTCTCAATAAGAGTTTTAGCGTTACGACGGTTGCAGCAGTACTTTCCACGATTTTGAACCTTATCCATTCTGCTAACACCGGATGGAACACAATATATATTCCCGTTGTCACTGTTTGCCCTATTGCAACAACCCCTTTCGGCGAATTTGCTGAGTCAACAGGATCATACCAACTTACTTTATCCGGTGAACATTGTTGTGAAATCTCAAGAGTGCCGGCAGTGCTGGCGACAATCAACGCCGCTGAACCAGTGCATATTCTAAACGAGTGAGGATTAGAGTATTTTGTTTCAGACGAGATTGGCACGGCGTCCATAAGCGTTACTTGTGTTATTCTACTTCTTGACATGATGCCTCCTTATAAATCATCCGCAGATATACCCGTTGCAGTGATGAAAGTTTCGTTATTTATGCTTGGAAGATATACCGTATTGCCGGATGCCGCTGCACCTGGCAAGTAAGACCCTAAAATAACCACTCCTGCGATAGGTGTCCCATCAGAAAATGTCCAATGGCATTCCCCTGAATCAAGTTCAATGCCCAGAGAGTCTTTATCGGCAAGTCCAGTGACAGAGACTAAGGTTATAGTTGTGGCGCTTTTAGAAGCGGCGACACTGAGAGTCGTAGTCCCCATTGTTTGGGGAACATTAGCCCTGACAATGGGAACAGTCTGATCATCTGCGCGGCCCTCCACAAAGTCTTGTGGATGCCGGGGTTGCCAGCAAGTGTCGGCACACACGAAGAAGTTATCCCATGTCATCTTCAACTCACTGGCTTTCCGTTTTCTGCCACACAGGTCGCAGATCGCATTATACTGTCCACTTCCCATTAGTCTTTCAACCTCAACGTCAAAGTGATGTCATAATTATCACCGCTCGTCATGTTGGTTGATGTCAATAAGATGTCACCCGTGGCATCATCCAGGCCGGGATCCACATAACCTCCGTATTTTTCCCAGGACTTCGATCCTGTATTTTCTACGCCGTTTTCGTTAAGTCTGATTATTTCGGCATGGGGGGTTCGTTCCCATTCCAGAACTACCGTCATTCCGAAGACATGGTATTCGATAGATTCTACTGCCGTCCTTTTGGGAACATTCCCGTTTGGCGTCTTCAGGAGATCAAGGTCAACTTTTCGGACATCAGTTTCGCCAGTTCCATCAGAAACGCCCGTCAGCCTCACTACGACCCGCCTATTCCCGCTTTTTTCTTCCCATTGACCATCTTGCATGTCAGGGGGGTAGATCCATTGTACCGCTACGTTGTCAGCCATTTTACCCTCCTTTTAACGTTCTTTGATCGTTGCGATGTAGTCAATGCTCATGGTCCGAGCATTTGCCGAACCATTCTGAACACCAAAAGAAATCGTTAATGCCGCCGTTGGAATGCTGATGCCTGAACTCGAACCCAATTCCACGTCATTGACGAAATAGTGAAGCGCGCTTCCGTCATAATAGAACCCGCAGGTAATATAGGTGTCATCCACCATTGTATATATTTGAGTCTGGGCGAGAACTGCCGCGCTTGCCTTATAAACCTGGAGATCAAGGTAGTCATCACCATCATCTGATTGGAACCATACGCCATCTACGGGAGCCGTCAGGGGAGTTGTGTCTGCGCTCTTCAAGCCCACAAAGAAATCGCTATCTCCAGTATCTGATACTTTGAACTTTGTCTTAAACCAGAGCTTTTTGCCTGATTCCAAAGTGAAGATTTCCGATGCGGTAGATACGTTATCCGTAGCCTTCCATTCCATGAAGGTATTGTCGTTATCTGCATTGGCAGGGTAAAAAGCGAGAATGCCGCCATCAGCATCAGAAATGGTTTCTGAACCGACAGTGGCGCCGTTGTGATCCCTGGTTATAAACCAGTCCCCAGGATTCCATTTATTGAAATCATCCATGAAGATATGCACGGAAGTAGGATCAAGGATGATAAGCTGACCCATTGTCGTGCCATTAGCTACATTCGTTACACCTTTCGTGAATCTGTTTGGTGTTGTCATTTTGTTCTCCTTTTAGCGATTCATCCTGAACCGCCCCTACGGGCGCATCAAGGAGTTCAGGTTTATACTTCTTTAACAATCTGTCCAATTCCGCGCGTTCTGTCTGTTCTCGTTTTTCTTTCCTTGCTTTGCCTCGTTCATAAAGATGCCTGACTTTATATTTTCCCGGTCTTTCTGTATCTGGCAAAACCTCTATGGGATGAGTGTACCCATAAAAATGGCCAGGGCCGTTTACCATGTCCAGTAGTGTAGAGTTTTGTGCTACCTTTATGTCAATGCCTCGCTGCACGGCTTCTCTGATATGGTACTCAACACAGCCCCGCCCCGATTCAGCAACATGCCGATCTTTATAAGAAAAATCAATCCCATAAAGCGCCAACTCCTTCACGCCGATATAAATTGCATAGGCTATCGCATAAGCCACGCCAGTATTAAAATAAGAAGACCCGACGCAATTTATGACTTCCTCCAACGGATACTCAACAGAAGCAGGAAATTGCTCAGGATAGGCTCGGCAAGTATAAATTTTGCCCTTGAAGTCTCTCAGGGTTTTATGCCAAACATCCTGAACACTCCACTTATCGCCATTCAATCCATTCCATACCCGACGGTTTACTTCAAACTCTTCAGCAAGGTCATCCATCCGAAAAATAGCGTCGCAATGGATTGCCGCACCCATCTTGTTTATCGCCCATACCTCGTCCGCGATGACTTTCCTATCGCCAACCTTACAAACATTGGTGATATAGTCGACATGTGAAATCCCTATGCCTACTATTGCAACTCTTTCCGGCTGACTCATTTTGTTCCTTTCTGATTTAATGGGGGGATTGCTCCCCCCACCGGGTAAAACTATCTTATGTCACTGCTGTGGCCTGCGGCTGACCAAAGGCTTTATTGCGCGTCGTGGAATCTACCACCATCGCAATCGTGAAGAGCTTTGACGAATCAGGCACGGAAGTCGGCGCAAAAGTTCCACGCACATCTGCATCTCCGTTGCTGGAACTTGGTGCTGCTGCCGTTGCATGACCAGCAGTAAGGGTATAATCCCCGCTGGCTGCAGGTTTGCCATCGATGTGCACTCCAAGGAAGCTGCCCTTGTTCAATACCATGAACGGAAGGCCGATCCGGTTCCCGGTGCCGATGCTGAATGTGCTGGTATATGCCCCGGTAGATTGCAACTTGCTGATAACCTTAAACGCCTTCTTACCGGAAGTGGTCCCTGTGCCGGAAGCGGTTATGGTTTCAACCATGTCATCCCCATACTCATCCTGTCCATAGACGTATAGAGGCTTTGCCTCTGCCTGGCACACCGTAAAAAGCACGTTCCGGGGTACGTCAAAGGTGATGGTCGAAGCCAGCGCGGAGCTTACCAAAGCTCCCTTGCAGACCGACGCCGTATTAGTGAGCATATTGGCATATGCTCCGGTTGCCACGTAAGACGTAACAATGCCATCGACATCATAAGAAGCAATGGCGCCGTACTGCTTAACATGGATATTGGACATTAAAGTCCCTCGCCTACCATCAGGGGAGTACCCTTCAAGGTAGGCATTGCCGCGATAAAGCTCATCGGCATGTGATATTGTGTGTCTCGTAGTCACGGTTAATCTCCTTTCATTACACCCATTTAAGGGCATAGGCGGGATATTTCACCCGCCTACGTAAAGTTGTTAAGCTCCAATTGACCCGTACACTGCTCTAGGATCACTCCAACCGAAGGAATAGTAGTCGTAAGACTTTGCTTTCGCATTGTCTGTATCGAAATCATCATCCGGTTTCAGGTCGTAACTATGCCTTTGGTAGTGTTTCATACCATCGGGACAATTAGTCCTGATAAAGAAAGCATCCGAATCGCTGAAGTAGTGGTTAATCTTTATTCCACCCGGTAAAGCATTTGTCGCCTTTAGAACATTGATGTTGTTGTCCCCGGTATTTACCTGGAGAGTGGACTTCAAAATTCTGTTGGCTTCAAACCAAATTTGGCGTGGAACATGAAGAGACTGGGCCAGAAGAGCAATTTTCAACCCATCATGGTTCGTAGCACCCATGATCTGGATGATTAAATCTTCCAACGCGGTTTCAGATATATCCGCTGCCGGTGCAAGAATGTTACTCCAGTTGCCTGCCGCAGAAGGATGGGATGCCGAAAGTAGAACCACGCCATCACCACCTAAATAGCTTCCGTTCGTGCAACGGTTATACACGTTTGCTCCGACATTCTCTTTGGTCTGGCGCATGGAGAATCCAAGCGCTTTTGACCTCTGATTTGCTAATTTGGGGTACAGGTTGTTAATCCGTTCCTCAAAAGTTACGATAAACCCAAGACTGTAAGCCACATGGGTATATCTTGCTAAATAGACTTGAGCATTTGAAGCATACGTTGTCGCGGAACCTTCACGTTTCACCGGGGCAAGCGGGAACCCGGATGTCATAACATCCTCTTCCCATGCCTGACTCGACGTGCTTGTTTCGAAGAGGTCTTTGAACTCCTCCGCATGCTCGCCATACCCAATCCCAAACCACGCTTTCACCCCTGGCCACAACGCTTTGGGGTGGTTTCCTGTGCTTATAGCTCCTGGCATAGTGTCACCTCCTATTAAGCTGCTGTGATACCAAGGTACAAGCCCGTGGTATTGTAGCAAGTGTTAAGCAATACATCCCATATTGCGTAGTCGCCCAGTTCATTGTCCTCAATGTCGGAAAGACCAAGAATATGAGCTGTATGAGCCTGTGTGGTCGTCGGAGTCGTTCCCGCTGCAAGTTGAAAGCCGGAAAGCCCCGTTATAGTGCTGCCGCCACTACCTACAGTAAGGACTCCGTTTTGACCGACATAAACTGCTGCCGGTGTCCCACCGCCATCATCGCGCACCTGAAAAACGGTGTTCGGAGTAGCGGGACAAACATTCGCCCATCGAGCTGTAGATGCTGGATTGTACTGCTGAGTTAAATTGTTTGGGTTAGGTTCAAAAGAGGTAATAACGCCTCTGATAATAACCCCCGTTGTTCCTGCCGACCTGTTAATAGTCGGATATTTCACGGTAGCGTCCTTTTCAGTCAAAGTCGCAGTCCATAAAACCGGATCTCCTATATACAATGCCACTGCATAAAGTGAAGATATATAACAGCGGATTGTCTGACCGTTCCAAGGGCTACCGTCAATATGCCTTACGGGTCGAAGCCCGAAAGGAGCATTTTGATTCGCCATTTTAATAACCTCCTACTTAAATTATTATTCAGGAGCTCGATTGTCAGACATAATTTTAATGCCTGTAGGCGGTATGTACCGACCATCGTTCGCTCCTTGTTGAAAACTTCCCGTTTTGATCTGATGATCTATCTTGTCAACAACTTTCTGTTTTTCTTTCTGGTCTTCATCAAAAATTTCCTGGGGAATCCTCATCAAGTACCCTTTAATCGGTGTTCCATTGTCGTTTGTTCCAACGATCTTTGGTTTCTGTTTTTCTTCATCGCTTTCGACAAACTCATATCCGGCAGCAAGTGCATTCTGGATATTTCCTGGCCGGGTTATCCAATCGTCATTAAAGACGCGATAATGATACCCGTCGTTTTCGGGACAGTTCCACTTCTTTTCAGGCGAACCTATGGGTTTTCTTCCTTTACGCAATCTTTCTATTTTATCTTTGAGTGTTTCACTGGCTGAGTCCGAACGCGTGCGCGCTGAACTTACAGATGGGTTGGCAGAAGACTCGATTTCCTGTTTTGTCTTATGCCATCTCATGTGCCCGCGCACCGCCGCCTGATTTCTTAATTCTTTTTCACAACCTTCAACTGTGCATATTTCCATGATTTATGCCTCCTCAAAATATGACTGGACATATTGTTCTTTGGTTAGAACTTTCTGTTTTACAAGATCATTGCAAGCAGTCTTGGCATCTGCCGGCAAATCACTATATGTTTTTTTACCGCCGCCGCCGCCGCCATTGCCTCCGAAATCGGAACGATCAACAGAAGGCGATCTCTTCCGATTCGGATTTGCAAATTTATCGGGGAACCGTTTTTCGACTTCATCCTTGACCCTCTTCAGAAATTCGTCAACCGGCAATCCTGGCGATCTTGCACTGACAAAGTTAGATACAGAGTCAGCGTAAGTGCCAAGTTCGGGATCGGTGTCATACCAGAAATTGTCTTTTTTCCACTGTGCTACTATAGGGTTTACATCAGCCGCAGATACTTCAGCTATTTCCTCTGGCTTTGCAATTTTTTCCTTTTCTGTTTCCAACTGGTCCCAAAGGTCTGTATCGCCTACTTCAACCGCTTTGCGTTGCTCCATCTTTATCTGCGCCACCCGGCTTTCGTAACCACTCTGTGCATTCTTTTTATGAGCTTGAATGACGGCCTTAACCGTCTTTTTCATTTGCTCGATTTCCCCCTTTGCCGATCCCAGTTCAGATTCAAGTTTCCGATTCATTGCTTTCGCTATAGGGAGTATCTCGTCTGCACGTTTTACAAACACATCAGCCGGGACCCACTTCTCTTTATCCCCGCGAAATTCTTCTTTGGGCACCCATCCATAAAGTGCTGCCCTATTCTCAATTTCTACGGTTGCCTGTTGTTGCTGTTCCGTCTCTTTAACTTCAGGAGCCAGCCTCTCACCCTTTTCTTCCACTATCTTTTCTCCTTCCATAATCTGTCTCCTTTCCTGAAAACAAAAAAAGGCCGCGTTCCATTTCTGGAAGGTAGCCTTTGGCCTCGTTTGTAAATTGAGAGTTAAGCTAAATTATTTCAAAAGTGACTGCAATTTCCTTTCTACGCCTTT